GGTTTTTCTGGCATCCGCCTCCAGACTGGAAAAATGACGGCGTACCCGGGCCATCTGTTCATCAAACCGGGCCGCATCCAGACTCAAATCAATAACCAGATCACCCGCTGGCTGGGACATATCTCACACCTCCGGAAATCCCCGCTGAAGCCATCATTAATGCAACATCATCCTCGCTGACATCCACCACATCCGCAGAAGGTGAAATATCGCGCCCTCCGTCCCCTCCGAACCGGACGCCTCCGGCAACTCCTGTCGCTTTCTGCATCAGCATTTCTTCCTCGTCCGGCATCTCCGTCTGCTCTTCCTCACACGCTGGAGCAAGCAGACTGAAATCCGCCGGATGCATATCCGGATCGCCAAAAAACAGGCTGAGTACGGCGTACATCAGCCCGGAAAAATGAGCGTCCAGTTGGGTATCCTGAAAATAATGCGTGCAGTAAAAACGTCGCCAGTCGGCATATTCGGTGGATGTCATCCCGGCAAGCATGGCGCGCCAGTCGGGTCTCCCCATCTCTCGCGCCAGTTTCAGGACAAAGTTCAGCTCGCCTTCGAATGCTTTTTTGATGTTACCGACTCAGTCGCTTCTGCTTTACCGGTTTGTTCAGGATCGGCATCGTGCCGGTTATCCAGCATACCTGAAAGATAAAGCACCCGGTTCGTTGCCTGATTCAGTGCATCAGCAGGCCATCCCAGCATCACTTCACGGCGGATCTGCTGCATCTCTGTCTCCGGAGAGGCCAGAGTGCCTTTGAGGGAATGGGAATGCCATAGCGACATCGCCACAAGCAGGGATGCCGTTTCCAGATATCGCTGGTTAATGTGCACGACATCATGCTTCGTTGTCTCCTGTTGTTCTGCGTCTGAAACAAACTTTATATAATCAAACCGCTGCAGCGCAGACAATTCGGAAAGCGTGACGGACACACCGTTATATTCAAATTGTTCTGTTTTCAGAAACATGTATTACCTCCGTTTACCCTGCAGCGCCCGCTTCAGTAACGGTGACTTCAGCCACTGCGGCGAACTGACCATTTCCGCTCACCACAGGGATCTGCACCTTACCTGTCGCCACGCCGTTTACCGTAATTGTCATATCTTTCACACTAATGGTGGCTTTCGACGGATCGGCGGAAACCGCTCTGAACGTCTTGTCGGTTGCACTTTCCGGCTCAAAAGAAACAGTCAGGGTGGTTGTTTTCCCTTTTGCCACCGTACCGGATGTCGGTGTCACCTTAATTGCAGTGGCCGGCGTAATTTCGCTGCGTTCTTCCGCCACGGAAGGTTTGCCCACGTTAGTGACTTTCACCGTGCGGGTGATCACTTCTTTCGCCGTCACGGCCTTACCGATACTGCTGACCCAGCCACGGAACACATCCACCGTGCCATTTGGGAAACGGATTTTATAGGCCCGCACATCCCCGCTTTCAAACCAGCCTATAAGCCCTTTCTGACCTTCTTCTCCCGGTTTCCAGGCCAGCGTAAAACTGGTATCTCCTGCAGACTTCTGCCCCTGCCCGGTCGCGGTCCAGTCCGCGTCTTCATCATCCAGGTAGTTATCATCGTAGGGTTCTGCCGTCATCTCGCCCGGCGTCAGATCCTTCACCTTAGCCAGTCGCTGCCAGTCATCGTCTGACAACGGGTTTGCATAAGCATCACCCTTGCCGTTGTAAACCCACAGAGTGGTACCGGCACCTTTTACCGGCTCAAGGGGATTTGGTGTTGCCATATCGTCCTCACATCTCGTATGTAATGGAATAAGTCAGATCCGCAGAACTCCATAACGCCATATCGTCATCACGACGATACTCATAGCCCTGCGTAACCATCGTCGTAATCAGGTCTGCCAGTGCCGGGATCGCAGTCACCGCCGGATAAATCCGGCTTTCCATCCACTGATCAAGCTCCGAATCCGGTACCTGTGCCGGTAAAAACACCTCAATATGCAGTGTGGCCCGCCAGGTATCTGCATCCAGCTCTTCACCGGTATACTCTGCATCCGTCAGATAAACCGCGACGGCCGGAAAATCCTCTTCGTCAAAAACAACGGGGCGACCATCAAACAGCGTCGCCCCGTGTTCATGCAGCTCCAGTGCATCCAGCACTGCCGCACGGATATCAGTATGTTTCATCGTTTTATCGCAATCCTAAGTTGTTGTTTCAGCGCGTATGCCAGTTCTCCGGGCAGACGTTCACGCCGGATACGGTCAATATTCTCATCAAACGCCTGTTTCAGTGGGGCCGCCATCGGGATTTTCACCACATCAATGGGGTAACGGTTTTTCCCGGCCACACGCTGCATGACATGCCAGCGACCATTTTTTAATCGCTGGATAAATGCCCGCTGATACCGATGCTGACCAGCTTTAAGTATGCTGTCCGGACGACGGCCCAGCATCCTGATCCCCAGCTTAATCACAGGGAGATCACCGCGTTTAACGATAATTCTGGCATTCGGATTTCTGACCGTGGCCCGTTTCAGTCTGGACCGTTCCTTTACCAGTTTCCGGCGTACCTTTGTCTCCCGGGCAACCTGTGATGAAGACTGATTAATCGCCGTTGTGGCCACGCGGTTAATGGCCATTGCTGAAGCCGCCGGAATGGCGTTTTTACGAACCCGGCTCAGATTTTCAATCGCCTGATCAAGCCCTTTTATCGCCATAATTCACCCTGCGTTTATCGTCGCCGGTTAACTGCCGGTGGTTGCCCACGGTTGAGCCAGAGATAACAACTCCCTCCGTCATCCGGAGAAACACGGTCCACCCAGAACATCTCGCCGTTAATGGTCAGCGTGTCACCACGCCGCAGTTGCCGCACATCATCAGTCCGGACAAACAGGGACGGGCTGGAGCCTTCAACGCGCACGCCCTGTCCGGCATAGCTGATATTTTCAGGGTCATCAAAAACACCACGTATTACTGCGCCGGACCGCTCACCGGATGTCATGGTGGCTGACGTTCCCATGTACCCGCGTATCGTTTCATCGGCGCGGGCAATGGCAGCATCGAACAGGTTATCGAAATCAGCCACAGCGCCTCCCGTTATTGCATTCTGGCCAGGCCGCGCTCTGTCATTTCGGCTGCCACACCGGCAGAGACACGAAACGCCGTTCCCGGCAGCACAAATGCCACAGGTTCATCCCGCGTGACGTGAAGTGCATCAGTATGCAGCTTCACCAGTGCCACGACCGTGACCAGTTCAGACGTATCCAGAATCACGGTATCCGGCTGCGCTGATCCCACCTCATTTTCATGTCCGGTCAGCACATTTTCCCGGCTGAGAGGGGTGTCCTGACCGGCAGTTTCATCCGTGTCATCAAGCTCCTCTTCCAGCTCTGCCACACGGAGCGCCAGTTCTTCTTTCGTCCCCGTCAGGCTGACATCACGGTTCAGTTGTTCACCCAGCGAGCGGAGACGGGCAATCAGTTCATCTTTCGTCATGGACTCCTCCACAGAAAAACAATGGCCCCGAAGGGCCATGATTACGCCAGTTGTACGGACACGAACTCATCAGGGTCAGCCAGCAGCATCAGCGGTGCTGACTGAATCATGGTGAACTCACGCGCCGGATCGCCGGTGGTCACCCAGTTTTTCGGGTAACGGGCAGAGGCGTTAATGCCTTCGCGCTGTGCGTCCGCATCCTGAATGCAGCCATAGGTCGCAGACCGCGTGCCTGAGTGTTCCCCAGCACCATCGTGTTGTCCGGCAGGAAGTTCTTTTTGACGCCGTTTTCCACGTACTGTCCGGAATACACGACGATGGCCACATCGCCATACATTCCCTTATAAGACACCGCTTTGCCCAGGTCTTTTACCGCTGTCTCCAGTTCGGAATGAGAGCCGCGACGGGTATCCAGCTTCTCCCTGACGGCTTTGAAGGAACGGAACAGCGCCCAGCCTTTCGGGTCAAACACGATGATATTCACCACGCCGCTGGCGTTCAGCGCGTAGGCTTCGATATCGTCGGTCGGGTCATACGTGGACTTGTCACGCTTGCTCCACTCCGTGCCGCCGGACTGCGTGATGTTGTTCGCCGCACTGCGGCCCATATCCACCTCAACCGGATCGAAGGCTTCACCGGTCATGGTGTATTTGCCCTTGAGCACGGCAGAAACTGCCTGCATCTCTTCGACCTGAGCAATGGCCAGCTCTTCGTCACGCATGTTCTGCATGATGATGCGACGGCGGCGGTAAGCCGGGTCCGCCAGATTCTGCGGATCTTCATCCGGCAGGCGACGCAGGGTCATCTGCGGATTCACTTCATGCTTCGGCTTGACATATCCCGGCGTAAATTCAGAGGTGGAGCCGCCACGGGAACGGATAACCTCACCAGAAACAATCGGCGAAACGTACAGCGCCATGTTTACCAGTCCCGGAATTTGTGAGAGATAGACTTTCTCCGTGGTGAAGGGATAGCTCTCACGGAAAAAGAGACGCAGAAACAGCGGATCAAACTTAAATTTCTGCTCATTTGCCGCCAGCAGTTGGGCGGTTGTGTACATCGACATAAAAAAATCCCGTAAAAAAAGCCGCACAGGCGGCCTTTAGTGATGAAGGGTCAGGTTAAACGATGCTGATTGCCGTTCCGGCAAACGCGGTCCGTTTTTTCGTCTCGTCGCTGGCAGCCTCCGGCCAGAGCACATCCTCATAACGGAACGTGCCGGACTTGTAGAACGTCAGCGTGGTGCAGGTCTGGTCAGCAGCAACCGCAAGAATGCCAACGGCAGCACCGTCGGTGGTGCCATCCCACGCAACCAGCTTACGGCTGGAGGTGTCCAGCATCAGCGGGGTCATTGCAGGCGCTTTCGCACTCAATCCGCCGGGCGCGGTTGCGGTATGAGCCGGGTCACTGTTGCCCAGCGGCTGGTAATGGGTAAAGGTTTCTTTGCTCGTCATAAACATCCCTTACACTGGTGTGTTCAGCAAATCGTTAACGGCATCAGATGCCGGGTTACCTGCAGCCAGCGGTGCCGGTGCCCCCTGCATCAGACGATCCAGCGCAGTATCACTGCGCGCCTGTGCACTCTGTGGTGCTGCGGCCAGAATGCGGCGGGCCGTTTCCACGGTCATACCGGGGGTTTCTGCCAGCACGCGGGCCTGTTCTTCGCGTCCGTGAGCCTCCTCACAGTTGAGGATCCCCATAATGCGGCTGTTTTCTGCCGCAACCGCAGCGGTGATCTGCGCGTTCACGTCCGGCTGCGCCGCGCTGGCGTTTTCGCCCTCCGTCGCTGGCACCACGCCAGTAACGTCAGCCTGCGAAGCAGTGGCTGAAACAGTTGTTGATTGAGTCTCTTTGGTCATTCGCCCTCCTGAGAGACGGGATTTACGTGCATCCAGTGCATCACGCATAACGGTGATCGCATCGGTGCTGTTGACAAGTTCATCAGCCAGTCCGGCATCAATGGCCTCCTGACCGCTGTACACTGCAGCCTCGGTATCCAGCACAGCCTGCACGGACAGGCCGGTATATGCCGACACCTTCTGCGCAAACATCCGGCGGGTTGCATCCATCCGGGACTGCAGTGTTTCCCGGACATCACCCGGTAGATGGCTGTAGGGGTTGCCATCCACCTTATGGCTGCCGCTGTAAATCAGCGTGATTTCCACGCCCTGTTTCTCCAGGGCAGCACCGTAATTACTGTGAGCCATCATGACGCCGATGGAGCCTGTCCGGGCGGTCTGCGTGACCAGACGCCGGGAGGCGGCGCTGGCAAGCAGCTGACCTGCACTGCAGTTCATGTCGTTGGCCAGCGCCCATACCGGTTTTATGTCTCGCACACGGGCGATGATGTCAGCACAGTCAAATGCTCCCGCCACCATCCCGCCCGGTGTGTCCATATCGAGCAGAATGCCGTCCACCATCGGATCGCTGGCAGCCTGTTGCAGACGGGCGATAATGCCGTTGTAACCGGTCATTCCCGAATACGGCTGCAGCGCCCGCGTCCGGCTGACCAGCGTACCGGACACCGGCAGCACGGCGATGCCGTTCATGACCTGATAACTCCGGGCCTGTCGTGGTCCGTCATCATCACCGGATAACGCCAGCGCCGCGGGTGCCTCTCCGGCAGTCAGGCTGTCGCCGGATACTGCATCCGTCAGGCGGCTGATCCCAAGCTGGCCTGCAAGCGCACAAAAGAAAACCCGCGCATAGGCGGGTTCAAGCATCAGCGGCTCATTAAAAGCCATGCTGGCAATATGCGGGAGATTACGCAGCTCTGCTGTCACTCTTCTCCTCCTCTGTTGATTGTCGCAGCCCGGATTCAAATGCCGCAGCCGCCCAGGCGGGCGGTTTAAGACCAGCTGCGCGGCGCTCCATCGTTTCACGGACCTGCTGGGCAAAAATTTCCTGATAGTCGTCACCGCGTTTCGCGCACTCTTTCTCGTAGGTGCTCAGTCCGGCTTCTATCAGCATCACCGCTTCCTGAACTTCTTTCAGACCATCGATGGCCATACGACCGGAGCCTATCCAGTCGCAGTTCCCCCAGGCACTGCGGGCTTCCTGAAAGCTGAAGCGCGCTTTTGAAGGTAACGTCACCACGCGGCGAACGATGGCCTCTTCCAGCCAGCACAGAAACATCTGGCTCGCCTGACGGGATGCGACGAATTTTCGCCGCCCCATAAAGTACGCCCACGACTCGTTCGCACTGGCCCGTGCCGTGGAGTAGCTCATCTGGGCGTAATTCCGGGAAAGCTGCTCATACGAGACACCCAGCCCGGCAGCGATATACCGCAGCAGTGACTGCTCAAACACGGAGTAGCCGTTATCCGTGTCCTGAGCCGTCTGCAGGTTCAGTGAGTCCCCCGGCATCAGGTGCGGCACTTTTGCGCCTCCCAGACGGACCGGTGCTGCGGCGTAATACGCGGCAATTTCACCAATCCAGCCGGTCAGCCTTTCCCGCTGCTCCTGACTGTTCGCGCCCAGAATAAAATCCATCGCTGACTGCGTATCCAGCTCACTCTCAATGGTGGCGGCATACATCGCCTTCACAATGGCGCTCTGCAGCTGCGTGTTCTGCAGCGTGTCGAGCATCTTCATCTGCTCCATCACGCTGTAAAACACATTTGCACCGCGGGTCTGCCCGTCCTCCACGGGTTCAAAGACGTGAATGAACGAAGCACGACCGCCGGGTAACTCGCGGGGTATCCATGTCCATTTCTGCGGCATCCAGCCAGGATACCCGTCCTCGCTGACGTAATATCCCAGCGCCGCACCGCTGTCATTAATCTGCACACCGGCACGGCAGTTCCGGCTGTCGCTGGTATTGTTCGGGTTGCTGATGCGCTTCGGGCTGACCATCCGGAACTGTGTCCGGAACAGTCGCGAGGGACGGGTATCCCAGGTGGCCTGAACGAACAGTTCACCGTTAAAGGCGTGCATGGCCACACCTTCCCGAATCATCATGGTAAACGTGCGTTTTCGCTCAACGTCAATGCAGCAACAGTCATCTTCGGCAAACTCTTTCCATGCCGCTTCAACCTCGCGGGAAAAGGCACGGGCTTCTTCCTCCCCGATGCCCAGATAGCGCCAGCTTGGGCGATGACTGAGCCGGAAAAAAGACCCGACGATATGATCCTGATGCAACTGGATGGCGTTGGCGGCATAGCCGTTATTGCGTACCAGATCGTCTGCGCGGGCATTGCCACGGGTAAAGTTGGGCAGCAGGGCTGCATCCACACTTTCACCCGGTGGGTTCCACGCCCGCAACTGCCCACCAAATCCGCTGCCACCGCCGTGATAACCGGCATATTCACGCAGCGATGTCATGCCGTCCGGCCCCAGAAGGGTGGGAATGGTGGACATTTTCATACATAAAATCCTGCTGGTCCCCTGCGTCGCTGTGTCATGCCGGTCTGCACTTCCAGCTCAGCAATGTATTTTTTCAGGTCAGACACGGAAGTGGTCGTAAACTCCACTCGCCGTCCGTCTTTCTGTACCGTTGCCACCCGTTTTCCTGTCATCAGGTCATGCAGTGCCGCACGGGCAGCGGCAAGTTCTTCCTGTCGCGTCATTCATCCTCTCCGGATAAGGCACGGGCGTATTCTGCCAGTGTTTTCTTGTTGGTTGCTGCACCATCCTCTTCCTGCAGGCTCGCCAGCAGTGCACTGAGATCCAGCTGCCAGCGGGAAATACTGATGCGCAGCGCCGCCAGCGCATAAACGAAGCAGTCGAGCGCCTCATTGCGTCGCTTTTTGCTGTCCCACAGTATTTTTTTCCTGCCATCCACCCATTTTTCGACCTGCTCTTCAGCAGTCAGTTGCTGCGCTTCGGTAAGATCAAAAATATCCGGGTTATTCGGGAAGTGAACGGCACCGGGAAGCGGTTCATCCCCTTCCGGCGTCAGTGTGAAGCGGTTATAAATCTGCTCTTTCGCGGTATCCGTACCGATTTCGGTAAGGTAAACCCCGTTTTTGTTTCGCTTACGTGGCATGCTGGCCACCGGCTTTCCGTAGACGGATGCCCCTTTAATGGGGATCACCCGGAACAGCCCATGTTTTTTCGAGCGTTCATACACAATGGTCGGGTCAATCCCGCCAGTATCCCAGCAGATACGGGATACCGACATTTCTGCACCATTCCGGCGGGTATAGGTTTTATTGATGGCCTCATCCACACGCAGCAGCGTCTGTTCATCGTCGTGGCGGCCCATAATAATCTGCCGGTCAATCAGCCAGCTTTCCTCACCCGGCCCCCATCCCCATACGCGCATTTCGTAGCGGTCCAGCTGGGAGTCGATACCGGCGGTCAGGTAAGCCACACGATCAGGAACGGGCGCTGAATAATACTCTTTCCGCTCTGCCATCACTTCAGCATCCGGACGTTCGCCGATTTTCGCTTCCCACGTCTCACCGAGCGTGGTGTTCACGAAGGTTTTACGTTTTCCCGTATCCCCTTTCGTCTTCATCCAGTCTTTGACAATCTGCACCCAGGTGGTGAACGGGCTGTACGCCGTCCAGATGTGAAAGGTCACACTGTCAGGCGGTTCAATCTCTTCACCGGATGACGAAAACCAGAGAATGCCATCACGGGTCCAGATCCCGGTCTTTTCGCAGATATAACGGGCATCAGTAAAGTCCAGCTCCTGCTGGCGGATGACGCAGGCATTATGCTCGCAGAGATAAAACACGCTGGAGGGGTCATCCGGCGTCCATTTGAGGCCAAACGGCGTCTCTTTGTCGCCAAATTTAAGATACTGCTCCTCCCCGCAGTGCGGGCAGGCAACATGAAAACGCATAAAATGCGGGGATTCACTGGCTGCACGCTCAATCTGGCAGGTGCCTCTCACTTTGGGCGTGGAGCCACGGATGGACTTTGGCCAGACCGAGCCTTCAATACGCTTGTCACCCAGGAACGTCGGAGAGCCTTCCTGTTCAATATCCTCATCAAAGGCAGCAAGTTCATCATAACCCGCCACATCAACCGACTTTTCACGGTAGTTTTTTGCCGCTTTACCGCCCAGGCACCAGAAGCCACGACCATTGGTGAAACGCTTCATAGTGAGCGTGTTATCCCGGTGCTTTTTGCCATACCACGGGGCCAGAGACAGCAGCGACGGAATATCGCGGATGGTAGGCTCGACGTGGGTTTTCATAAAGTTCTCGGCATCACCATCCGTCGGCAACCAGATAAGGGTGTTACGCTGCTTATGCTCTATGAAGTAGGCATAAACACCCAGCAGCATTTTTGAATAACCAACACGGGCAGACTTCACCACATTCACCTCGCGGATGTAGTCGCTGCCCATCGCATTCATGATAGCCCGCTGAAAGGGTAGTGTTTCCCAGCGCCCTTCCTGGTATGCGGATTCTTTCGGGAGATAGTAACTGGCATCCGCCCATTCAACGGCAGTCTGTGGCTCCGGCCTGAACAGGGCTCGCAGCCCGGCGCGTACATCACGCCGCAGAATATCAATCTGACTGTTCGATATATTCACTCAGCAACCCCGGTATCAGTTCATCCAGCGCGGCTGCTTTGTTCATGGCTTTGATAATATCCCGTTTCAGGAAATCAACATGTCGGTTTTCCAGTTCCGGAAAACGCCGCTGTACTGAGAGAGGGATCCCGTCAAGAATACTGGCAATTTCACCTGCGATCCGTGACAGCACGAAAGTACAGAATGCGGTTTCCACCACTTCTGCGGAGTCTCTGGCATTCTTCAGCTCCTGGGCGTCAGCCTGCGCACGCGTAAGTCGATGGCGTTCGTACTCAATAGTCCCAGGCTGGAGATCTGCCTCGCTGGCAGCCCTGTAATCCTCAACCTCTTTACGGAGTTTTTCATTTTCGATATCAGCTTCCCTCTGCGCATACCACTGAATTGCCGTGGCGGTATCAAATACAGATTCAACGCCCTTACCACCTCCGGAGACGCAAGGGAGCCCCTGAGACTGCCAGCGTTCAATCGTTCGCGGATCCACGTTGAAAATTTCGGCAAGTTTCTTTTTATTAACCTTCATGAAACAGTCTCACAACAAATACAGGGTCCGACATGAAAGTGCCCGAAAATGACTTTTTCAGGCGTTTTCATGTCGGACCTTTACGGATTCGATATTAGAAAAAACAAATAGTTATGTTCGAGAAGTACCGACATGATTTTCCCCGGAAAATTTTCATAAATAGCGAAAACCCGCGAGGTCGCCGCCCCGTAACCGGTCGGATCGCCGGAAAGGACCCGCAAAATGATAATAATTATCATCTACATGTCACAACGTGCATCTACGCCATCAAACCACGTCAAATAATCAATTATGACGCAGGTATCGTATTAATTGATCTGCATCAAATTAACGTAAAAGCAACTTCAGATAATACAAATCAGCAACACTGAATATGGGGCAACATTATGTCATCAAAGAACAGAACCCGCAGAACAACAACCCGCAACATCCGATTTCCAAACCAGATGATTGAACAAATTAACATCGCTCTTGATCTGAAAGGTTCAGGAAATTTTTCAGCGTGGGTTATTGAAGCCTGCAGAAGAAGATTAATTAATGAAAAATATTCTCAATTTGTACCCAACAAAGACAAACACGACCAGAGAACCTGTTCAGACAGGTTTACTTAAACGACTTATATATGACACAAAAAGCGACCACTAAAGTCGCTTTTTCTTATGGTAACAGGCAATAACGCTCTCAGATATTTTTTAGCATTTTTTTGACCGCGCGTTTCCGGACGTATTCTGTTCTCCTGTCCCTTTATATCGTCGGAATACCCGCCGCTCTTCAAATCCCATTCCCAACTCAGAATGTAGTCTGTTGACCGCTTGTTTTATTTCGGTCAGGTTCACCGGTGAAACCGGAGTCCGGCGCGCCTTACGCAAACACTCTGCTCGTTTCTGTGCCGCCACTTTTCTTTTCTGGTCATCACTTAGCTGTACCATCACTTTTGCCCATCGTTCAGCTGCTCTCCGGTACAGTCCTTTTTTCTCCAGACATTCTGCCAGGTGATCATGTAGCATAAGTAACCTCCGTTTATCTACAGACTGCCATCCTGAATTTACCGTCCTTAATAAGACAACAATAAAAAACTAATTATATAAAAACAATAAAAATAATATACAAAAAAACTAAACAACAAAGAAAAGCAAATCATATCTGGCATTTTAATTGAAAGAGCAATTACCGAACAAAAGACGCTGACTATATACTCAAAACCAAACAACAATTCTGCCAATCAGGTATCATGGCAACACACGGAATTACCATGTTTTTGCCTTCTCTGCCCATACAATACGGGCATATACTTCATACTCTATTGTAATATTTCTATCCATGTGCCCCACTCCATTTACCTGTAAATAATATTCAAAATATTTATCACAGAAATCGTTTTTGGCCATGAACTGAGCACACTATAAAGTCCGGAACTGACTCTTTGTTAAATTACCTTAACGTTACCAGTAACACCTTCGTAACAAAACATCACGGTATACACTGGGTACGGATATATTCCTGTGCTCCTTCCAGTTGCTTCTGCATTGCCATCAGCCGTTCTCTGAGGATGAAATAATCCCGTTCAGCGGCTTCTGCCAGTCGGGGACCGGTTGCATTATCCACGCCGGAGGTGATGGGGGCTTTACGCAAGGAGCCTGGACAGTTGGCGTTGATGCGCAGGCGCTTACGACCAGCGGCAACATCAGCACGCAGAGTTTCATTTTCAGCTCTCGCATCGGCTAACTCCCTCGAGTATTTTGCATCGAGCGCAGCAACATCACGCTGGCGCACCTGCATGTCAGTAATGGTGGCATTCGCCTGTTCCAGCTCTCTGGCTTTTTTATCGCGCTGCGCTTTGTAGGTGAGCGCGTTGTCACGGTAATGGTTTGTTGCCAGCCACAGCGCACCATAGCCAACCGCCAGGACAATAATCACCACACACAGAACACGGTTCATCTCTCTTTCACCCCACCAGTCCCGATAACGTCAGGACTCGCCAGGCGGTGGAAAAGAAAATGGCAACCAGCATGACTAAAAATGAAATGCCGACAAGTACACAGAGGCTCTTCACCAGCGTTATGAGTTTATCTGATATCATTAGCCACCCCATCAATCCGCCTTTGTTATTTTCCCTTTGCCTGTATCAGCCAGGACAAAATCAATCAGCATATTCGCTTCATTTACCAGCGTACGGATTTTTGATACATGCGCGGCTTTAACCTGTTTCCACTCATTCAGCCCGGTAGCAAACACACTGGCAATGTTTTTATCCCGTTTCATGTCAGCACAAGCCTGGTTGAGTTCTTCCATCACGCTCATTTTACGGGGATTAACGACAAAACCCTTCGTCCAGTACTCGTAAAGAACATCGTCGCACTCTTCCTGATACCGGATGACCTTATCGCGGATTTCGGGTTTTACTTTGTTGGGATTAATGGTTTGTAGCCAGCCGGCAAGTTTTCGAAGTGGCATGGACACCATATTGCGTTGTTTCCCATCCTCAGCAACCATAACGATTTCCGTTATAGTTGACGCAAAACGCTGTCTTAACTTAGCCAACTGTGATTGCCAGGCCAGCCCCATCCCCGCAACGACAGGTTTCATGGGAACGTATGGTTCGCCATTATGGTTAACTACATAAAGAGAGTTGCCGTGAAACGGCACGGCCATCATATTCATCGGTTATTTCCTTTTAGTGATGAACCTTGTCTCACAGGAATCCAGCCCACAGAAAGGCACCGACAGCCAAACCGGTATCCTCAAGGGTCATCCTGAAAGGTTCTGTGTTGTGAGATGCGCGTGAGATGCGCAGAAATGACAAAGGCATCATTACGGTGCCTGAGTGTTAAACAACTGTTTTGACTTTATTCACTTACATTTTGCCAATTTGCAGGATTTCGTGTTATCCGTCCATGTAAGCAAACCTCATTTTTCAGCAAAATATTCTGCTTATCTGTCGATTCCCCAGCACGCCAGCGCGCTCTCCTGGTCACGACGGGATACCTGACCGTAACAGTTATTTGAGCGAATACGGCAGTCCCTGCCACCGTCCTTAATCCACCAGCGAATCGCTTCGCAGGCACCTTTTCGATCTCCTGCATTAATCCGTCTGTAAAACGTCGACGGGAAACACTTACCGGGGCCAATGTTGTACGGACAGAATGACGCGATCCCCGCTTTCTGGGGTTCGGTCAGCGGCACTCTGATGTTTTTCTCCACCCATGCCAGCGCCTTATCACGCTCAATGGCGTTAACCCGGTCGCATTTTTCCTTCGACAGCTTCATGCCAGGAATAACAGGCTTACCATCCCCCCGGGTGGCTCCACGGCAGATGGTCCAGATACCCGCACCATCACGGTATGCTGTGGTGTGGTTACCTTCCTTTTCATCCAGAAACTGGTCGAGGATTTCAGGCGCAGACGCCCCTGCACCAATCAGCGCCAGAACGGCAGCCGACAGGCCGTATCTGATTTTTGCGTTCATGGATATTTATCAGGGTTTATCGATTTCAAATCCCTGGATATGTTAAGTCTTCAGGCCAGCGGTGGAGTCTTCAGAGAACCCGTAATTATTCCCGGTAGTTTTCCTCTGTAGGTTATCAACACATCCTGCGCCTCTAAAATTACGGGACGCTTTTCCGGTAACGGACCATCCCCTTCACATAACCCGGCAGCAACATCCATGAAAAACTGCTTCGCCTGCTTTTTCGCCTCAGCTTCGTAAAACTCCAGCGTGGCACCTTCAGTACGGTCAAGACTAATCGCCACATCTGGCAACAACAGTGACGGATACCCACCAATTTCCGGTGCCACAGTAACAGTAATCTTATCCGGGTAATTATTTATCCCTTTAACAACCAGTTCGTATTTTTTCTTCATCACTTTACTCTCCCCGCGCCGCCTTACGCCGGTCTTCTTTAATCTTGAAATACAGGTTCGTCAGATATGTCAGCAGCCCAAACAGCAGACTCCCCAGCACGCCTATCGCCACCCACTGGGACGGAGAGACTTTGTCCAGCAGCTGCAGTAACCAGTATCCCGTCCCCACCGCTGACGTGGTGTATGACACACCCGTTGTGATTTTTTCCATCTGGTACATACCCCGTCTCCCGTTATCCGGAAGCTGACAACAATAAAAAAGCCACCAGTTAACTACTGATGGCTCTGATAACTCATGCAGGCGTCTCAGACGACCCACTGACACTACCGGTGAGTTTAACGATACCTTCCATTTGACTGGCTCACTTTTTATGATGATGCCGGTGCATTTATCTCCAGCACCAGACTTTCTATCTCAACGCCATACGCTGCATTTTTTGTAACATCCGTCAGCGTCAGCGCATTCAGTCCCAGTGTCAGACTGTCTTTTATAACCTGGAATGCCGGGCCAGCCACTCCATTCAGTTTCGGAGTAACCGTGGCACTGCCGGCGGTGAACACCAGCTCCAGCGTCTGCCAGTCGTTACCGTAATCGCCGAACTCCCCCAGCTTCGTGTTTCCGGCTTTCCTGTGATGCATCAGATTCACTCTGCCGTCAGTGGTCTGAGTGAAGTACGACATCAGGAACGGATTACCGGTACCCGTCATCGCCACACCATCAGGAACGGGAGCATCCGTATACAGATAAATCCCCAGCCCGAACTGATTGTTGGTCAGTGCGCCTGACAGGCGGAACTTACAGTTCAGTCTGCCGCCCTGTGTCAGCAGGGTAATTGCGTCATCCACCGGATGCGTCAGGGACCAGGTTTTATTGCTCTGCCTGGTGATCTTAAATACACCATCTGACAACTGAATTCCGCCATCCTTAATGCTCCAGCCCTGCGCAGCAGCCTCTCCGGCTGCCGGCAGCAGGGAGATTGTGCGAACGGACGTATCTGCAGACGGACCCGATGGCGTGTTGCCGCCGGGCGAGGGTTTGATTTCCGGTGCCTTACCACTGATGAAGGCTGAGGTGCGCCCGGCTGCGTTCAGAATAGCGGTTGCCAGCCCTCTTTCAGTTTGTGTGTCAGCTTTTCCGCAAGGTCTGACGGCGACGCCGCCCTGACAACATCATAATGTTTAAATGTCATTATTCCTCCCCTTTCCGGGATTTTCCTCAACAGTTGCGGGCCACGGTCCGGCCACAAGGAGAATCAAAAGAGGAGAACCGCAGCCCGCAAAACGAAAAAGGCCGCGCAGTTGCGCAGCCTTATAAACCCTGGTTAAAATCCACACGATAAAAATGACAATGCAAGTATCTCATGCTGTTGCCCGAACCCACTCGGGCTTTTTTTTGCATGTAAAAAGGCTCCTGCGATGAGAAGCCTGGATATATGCCTAATCTCTGTATACAGCATGATGCCGGGTGCCTCCCGGTGAATTCTGCAATGACCAGACAGAATCCGCAACTTGCCTATACAATACGCAACCAAACATCTGTCATTATGCCCCGCCGCTCAGGGGGATTCATCATGCAGGATTTTTTTAACAAACGCTCAGCATGTCAGGCAACAGTCAACTGCCTGAATTGTGAGGCATTTAACATTTCACTGTCCGGTGTCTTTCCTGTAATAAAAAGCCCGCAAAAGAGAGTCAGGGCAGATAAGTGTGGTGTGGTGCGTTGTACTGGATTCGAACCAGTGACCGATTGCTTAGAAGGCAATTGCTCTGTCCGGCTGAGCTAACAACGCAGAATACCGATAATGGACCGCCACCGGGGACTCCGAATCTCGCACAGGGTGACGTTCTTTCCTGATGAGCTAGTGGCGGTTGGTGGCCCTTGCTGGATTTGAACCAGCGACCTGGCGATTATGAGTCGCTCGCTCTCACCGCTGAGCTAAAGGGCCGATTGCTGAATAATAACGACGCATGATTAACTCCGCAATCTCATCCGTTACGAATGATTAAATCCTGTACTTCCCGCACCGTCTGCTCAAAACGTTCAGTCTCCAGTTCAACGCCAGTTGCACGACGTCCCAGCGCCATCGCTGCTTTCACTGTCGACCCCGACCCCATGAAGAAATCTGCAACCAGGTCTCCCGGACGACTGCTTGCGCTGATTATCTGCTGCAACATTTCTGCCGGTTTTTCGCACGGATGTTTCCCTGGATAGTACTGCACCGGTTTATACGTCCACACATCGGTGTACGGCACCTGCACCGTCACACCGAAATACCGCCGCAGATGCTTATATTCACTCTGCAGCTCCGCATACTGTCGGTTCAGAGAGGCATACGTATCCACCAGCTGGTGGTGGGGCTTTTCCAGTTCACCCCGCTGATGCTTCTCTTCTGCCACCCGGGCAAACAGTGCCTGTAATTTCAGATAATCGCTTTCGTTCGGCAGCTGCCACTGACCGGCACTGAACCAGTGCGACACCATGTTTTTCTTTCCTGTGGCATCTGCAATCTGTTTTGCCGTTATCCCCAGGACAGCGCGCGCATCACGAAAGTAAGCAATCAGCGGGGCCATCACATGCTGTTTCAGTGTCCTACCCTTCGCCTCATACCCGGCATCTTTCGGACGATACGGCCCCTGATAATGCTCTGCGAACAGAATGCGCTCTGTGGCGGGGAAATACGCCCGCAGGCTTTCCTTGTTGCACCCGTTCCAGCGTCCGGACGGCTTTGCCCAGATGATATGGTTCAGCACGTTAAACCGCTCACGCATCATGATTTCGGTGTCAGATGCCAGACGATGGCCACAGAACAGGTAAAGACTTCCGGCAGGTTTCAGCACCCGCCAGAACTGCGCAAGACACTGGTCCAGCCACTTCAGGTAATCTTCATCACCCGCCCACTGGTTATCCCAGCCCTCGGGTTTCACTTTGAAGTACGGCGGGTCCGTGACTATCAGGTCAACAGAATTTTCGGGTAACGACCGCATAAATTCCAGGCAGTCGGCGTTGATTAACTCACAACTGGATATTTTTACAGTATTAAGCATGGATCATTAAGCCTGTCTCTGATAGGCTCATTCTGCTTTTGCGCAAAGCAGTGGGCCTGAGGTTTGCTTGTGAACCCAACGCATGAGCAGATGGCTGGTGGGTGCCCCTTACACCCACCAGCCGCCCATTTACCACAAATAAAAAAGCCTTCAGGACTGAAGGCGTCTGTAACAACCAAACTGATAGTCTGCCAGACCCGCCATAACCAGCTGGGTCAGTATTAACTGGCAGCGTTCGCGTGAAAGGTAAGTATTCTGCGCAATCTCCCCGACTGTCGCCGGGTCGGTAACGCTTAATTCATTAAACACCACTCTGGCGGTTTCTGTCATATCCTGCTGTTTCAGCATGTCTTTTTCCCTTTTCCGGTTAACGTGACACACCAATAACTCTTGTCGAAAAAGCCAGCAACCTGAAAGAACGGTATTAATAACCACCAGCGAATTTATTGCGCTGCTGTATATTACGGACACAAAAAAACCACCTTCCGGTGGCTTCCTTGTGCGAAAAAACTTGCATTTCGCCTCGCGATACAGCTTTGCGAAGCTTACAGGAATTCAAGCTGTTTCTGCGTAAAAAAGCAAGCTTTTTTTATCGAAATGAATCGTGCATAGGTACATAAAGCATGTGTTCAGCCACGGCTAACCAACCTGCAATACGTTTCTCACATGTGCTGAAACACCATTCCGGGTGAGTACGATTTAAACATTCTGCCATTTTTCTCTTACTCATTCCCCGTCCTTCGTACCTTTGCCGGAGAATATTGATTAGCCCGGGATATTCCCCAAGCACCTCACTGATAACGCGATCAATAATCAACGCCTCTGTGTCTGTACAATGTGACAACCAGCTCTTCTGCTTCCCTCTGGTCATATCCCGAAAAAATGCCTCAAGTTCCGGTTTTTCCAGCCCGGATTTCTTCATGCTGCGTAAAACCTCATTAACTGCTGTTTTCGTCAGCTTTTTCGAAACCAGTAACCGGTTAAACATATTTCCGGATTTACCCCCACCGATATACGACCACCGCCCCCACATCCGTAATTTCCCCTGGATCCAGACTGCTTCCAGCGTGTTCAGGCGTAAATGTTCGCCGCTTTTGCCTGTAATTTCCGGATATATCATATTTACGCTCACTCACTCTCAATTTTGTAAATCTTCACACCCAGCCGTCCACCAGATACTGGCTGACCACGTACAATATTGATTTCATCAAACTGCTCATCGTCCATTAACACTCCCGCATGCGTCAGCGCATCCAGCGGTGCTTTCAGAATATTGTCCAGGTCACGACGACGCTTATCCGGTGGCTCTGCAATAATTTTTATTGCCAGCCGTCCGGACAGGCTTAATTTCAGTCGCTGCTGGCGAACAATAAGCACCACTGCCCGGCGATAACGCTCCCCGGCTTTTGATACAAAATATGTGCTGCCACGGCGTCGCCAGTAAGTGTTCACCGTCGGCGGGTAAGGTAAAACCAAATCTATGAGCATCAGTCACCTCTTTTACCCGAGCACGCCAGTCGCAAAGGCGTGATCAAGAAAACGAAAAATTAAATCAACCTGGGAACCATGCTTTTCTTCGAACGCCAGCGGATCCGCATGAAGCTCGTTGTGATGCTCCCGACACAGCGGTAGCGTGAAAATATCGTGGGATTTTGTTCCCATTCCGCCCTGACCATGACCAATCAGATGATGAGGATCGTCCGCTGGCTTACCACAACACGCACACGGCTGTGTCTTTACCCAGCGTGTGTATTTCTCATTTACCCAGCGGCGACGTTTAGGTCGTTTCATGAAGGATTCCGGAGACTCCGGATCAACGGCAATGCTGACCACCGTCTTTTCCTGTGGTGGGTTTTGCTGGTGGGCGTGAGGCAGCGGCGCAAGATTTTTTGTGCGCTGCTTCAGTATGATGGTGGCGGTCTGCTCTCCCGGTACGATGTCGCTTTCACGGTACATTGAGCGGATTTTTTCCGCACGCAACCCCAGCGAACGACGTAATACCGCTTCCGGTAGCGCGTCCGCCACCTGATTGCGGACCGCCCACCAGGATAATTCAGCCAGAGATAATTCACGCTCCTGCGTACCGCTTATTGCGTGACCGATGACGTCAATCATCCATGCTGACAGGTTTTGATGAGCAAGTTGCTCGAGTGATTCGGATGTCTGGTCACGCAGCTGGTTGTCGCAGTGCCAGCACAACACCATTGCGCCGGTACCATAACGGTGAATAACGGTTTCACTGTGATGATAGTCACCATGAGGCCACTGGCAGGATTTGACATGACGCAACAGCCAGTCAGACAGTGCACCAGCGCCACCAACAGCACGAATCACACGCTCATTGCTGAAAAACGGCAGTAATGATTTATCCTCCGCCAGCGGCTGGCGAACGGCAGGGACGATGCCGGACGGCAGACCGCGCATGCTTTTCGGCTCCGGCTCCACAAGCACTCGAGGGTTATGGAATACCTGCATGGATTCACGGCCTGGTTTAAGGACCACCACCCCAAGTTCCGGTACCGGAACAGGTCGAAGTAATACCCGCACGTTACCTCCAGATGCGTTGCTGGAATGTGCGGGACGGACGCGGTGGGCGCTCGGAGTACGGCAGCCTGACGTAGATTATCCAGTGACGATAATCGAGGCTGAGGGCTTTCCTAAACTCATACCCACGTCTGCGGTAGTTCTGAATCAGCCATTCGGCCTGTTCTTCAGTGCATGGGGCGTGCCGGAACCAGTCAGATTTGAATGCATGAGAACGCCGCCCGTGCCTGCTGGCAAAGACGGCTGAATTATCAGAATTGTGTAGTCTGGAATTTTGCGCCATCGGCTTTCTCCGGTGGCACAGTGTTACTCAACAGGGGTTCAGCCCTGCGCTGAATTGTAGATGAATTCACTAATCTTCAAAAGCAGAAAAACCAGCCTTAATCCCAGCTTCTTTCAGAGACGGCAACGATGTGACAAATTCATTTGCACGCAAAATAAAACCATCCGTCACAAGCCCATCCACAAAATGAATTAACGCAGCTCCACTCTTCCTTTGTTGAGACTGTAAACATTTAATACGGCAGTGGCTGACAATAGCGCCCTTCTCAACGCGCACAGTATAGAGGCCATCTTCACTAAAAATTTCACGTAATTCTTCGATTCTCATCAACAGAATCCTTCCAGATAAATAGCACTCCCCTGTTCGGGGTCCATCCCTCTTCTCCCTGCGCGCTACTTAAGTATTTTTGATTCTATTCCGGCGCCGTCCGGAACTTCAAACGCGTTGAAAATAAAAACAAAAACCCGCCGAAGCGGGTTAAGTGCGGGTGCGTTGAGGATGCCTGACACATCAGAGGTGGCGAGGGATTTCTCCCCCGCCTGGTCTCTTACTCCTCAGGTTCGTAAGCTGTGAAGACAGCGACCTCCGTCTGGCCGGTTCGGATTCGTACCTCGCAGAGGTCTTTCCTCGTTACCAGTGCCGTCACTATGACGATTAAACAGATGACGATCAGGGCGATTAACATCGCCTTTTGCTGCTTCATAGCCTGCTTCTCCTTGACCTTTCGGTCCGTAAGAGGCAATCTATATGTGACGAGCATATAGGGGCCTCACTTCGATTTATAGTCGGGTGGGGCTTTTATCTATCTGCCGTTGGTGTTCATGCCCGAGGCAGATAGCCTCAAGCACCCGCAGCAATCCTACTTAACTCTGCCGTTACAGCAAACCGTTTTCGCCCGATATGGGAATTCCCATATCGGAATGAATTCAGTTCACCTGGCGAGGCTTAGCGTACAATTTTTTCCGTTTTGTGAGCTGCCCCTACATGCCGCTGGCGCGGCATCCGGAAAAAGAATCCACGTCCTGAAGGACGAGGATGTCAAGTGCCTTTCCTGGTCCAGCCATATTTTTTGAATGCAGGCGCCGCTTCATCGGTTTGTAGCCATTCTGCAAATCGACGGGTTTCATCATTTGCATCCTGACGTACTGTAATGTTCATATCACGCCATATCACGTAGTCTGGCGCTATTTCCACGACATCACCAATTTCTGGATTACTGGCTGCCCAGTCAGCCCAGGTTATCCAGACATCTGCTCCAGGCTGATTCTCAAGAGCCTTACGTGCAGTTCCGCTATTGGGCGCATATAAAATAATATTTTTTCGGATTGCGGCGACAGTTTCTATATTCCCTTTACGTCCGGCAATATCTTCCCAGACGCCAGTGCCTGATGTATTACTGGTACCACCACCATCATTAACAATTACGCCAATCCCAGGTCTGGTCAGGTCGTCAATACTCCGGATATTTTTAGGATTACCTTTCTTTACCAGTAAAATACTTTTTCGCAGATAAAGAGGCTGAATATCTTTTTCACTGAAGCTGTCTTTATGGTCCCGAATGATAGCCAGAGCAGATTGTTCTGATGCGCCAAACAAGATATCTGCATTTTTTTTGGCATCTTCATTCCATTTGTTCTGTGGGCCGTAATGAACGTTCACTATAATACCTGTTTTTTCGGCATAAAGTTTGGCTGCATCAAGCAAGGCTGTATGCGGGCCACCAGGACCATACAGATTGATATCAGCATAAGCAGCAGAAGACAGGAATATTAAAAAACCTGCCATTATGTTCCTCATAAAAAACTCCTTTTATTGGTTATCATGAAATAAAGTTATAAACACTACAAATAATATATATTACATCCAGATAAACTTATCCGACTTTACCTCGTGCATAGCTTGTTATTTAAAGTCAACAAAATAAGGAAAATTATACGCATATTGAAGAGTATAAACCTTACATGTTGATTACATTTTTGTAATCAACATCCTGTTTGGAATAGCCAGCCTTTAATGGATAACTATTTCTGACAATGCAATGAGTATAATCAAGTCCATCTTCCACTGAGAATTAGAGGCGGCATGCTTTTTCCGGCTCTTGCCGGATATCCGTAATTGTCCATAATCTGCAGATTTATACCTTCTGCATGACCTGTCAGCGAAAATTTGTCCGGTGTTTCTACGGGAATGACATCAAAAGTTACACGCACTCGCGTTACCGTGTAGACCTACTTTCCTGCACTTGCAAGATCACAGTGGTGTAACCGTAACAGGAATTTATTCTCTGGACCGGCAGTAAATCCCTGAGTGGCGTGGTTCCCATATCAATTTCCCGCCAGGCAGCCTCCATTGCCAGCGTACAGGCTGGAGCCATGACCTGCCCTTTAAATCTGGCCCGACCATCCCACCGGACGTGTTCTTCTCCCCTGAACTTAGGTACAGTCATCTCCAGTGGCACAAAAGTGTCAGCGCCATAATTTTTGACCGTTATCGCGCTACGGATATTTTGTTGACTGGTGAAAATCACCCCGCAGAATCAGGCTTATTCCCTTAACCTGGGCTTTCATCCTGACCGCCGCCTCACTACGACCAATCAGACTGCCGATGCATTTTACCTTCATTGTTAGTATCATGATTTCAGGCCTGCACCATCCGCTCATTGCCCGGACTTCCGACAAATCCCGGCAACCATATCCCGGTGCTTGTTCAGCTCCCGCAGCGCGGCGCAGACTCGCTCCCACTTCTGGACATGATTCTTCGCCCTACGCAGTTCGCGATTTGCCATATGCAGCGATGGCAAAATCAAATCATCTTCTCGCGTTGCAGTAAACGATGGCAGCGACTGCACAATGTCCGCCACAGTTTCTGTTTTAATATCTTCCTGTGTTGCATCTTTCTGTACCGGTAACGCAACACCGGCTGGCTGAGGAAAGGCTTTACCATCGGTTTCCGCTACCGATTCAACTTTCGGCTCTGCTGGTAAATTATCACCTGGTATGCAGTAACGAATTTTACCGTTCTGGTTTACGCGAATCAGACGACCTTTGCTGATTGCCATTGCCAGCGTTGAAGCAACTTTGCGGGATGTTGTACCGAACAGCGTAGCCAGTTCATCCGCCGTTTGTGGTCCGCGTTGTTCAATCGTCGCGGTTAAATCGCACTCTGAGATTTTCGCTTCTGTTGCCGTGGTGGTTTCTTCTGGCGCTGGCTGTTCCTGCTGAACGTTGTTATCAGCCACACGCCAGGTGTATACGCTTTTATCAACGAAGCCAGCCTTTTTCAGTTCCCACAGCTCGTTCAGTACTTCTTCACGACTGATATCAAGTCGCGCAGCCAGCTATACCGACGTGGCTTTTCCCATCGCTTTCAGTGCGTCAAAAACAGTCTCCATAAATTTCCTCCCGGTAAAAAATCACTTCTCAACTCAAACAAAACCAGCCGCTTTCCGGCGTTCATATTCCTGTTTCAGCAACTCAATTGGCGTTGGCCCCGACGGGCGTTTGGGGGCCGCCAGTTGTCGCCGGACTGGCGGAACGCTCAGGCCGTTACTAACATGCTTTGCCCATTTCGTCAGTTGCCGTTCTGCAAGCCGTTTTAATTCCCCTTCGGTCATCTGGCGCTCAATCCCCTTTGAACGCATCTCGAGGCAAATGTGATACAGCACAGGCTGAGACCACGGGTACTTATCACTTCCGTCGTATCGCCAGGACTCATTGCGCCAGCGGCGGTACTCCTCCATCACAGCATCCACCGTCAGACCGAATGGATTGGCTCCGCTTTTCGAAATCAGTGCCACAAACTCAGCCAGGTCCGGAGGCCATGTTTCACCCGCCCGGCAGCGGTCCATGCACTGGCGGCAGACCTGCCGGATTTGCTGCTCAGTCATCGCGCCAATCTGTGCAATCCAGAGCTTCGAAGGTGCGGCCCCGTTCTTCTGGATCCAGCGGTTCGAATAAACCACCCCCATGAGTTCCCACAGCTTCCAGGCCGTTTCCGTCGCTGATAAATCCGTTTTCACGTTCCCACTGCTCACGTGCTGCCCGAATTTCCTGAACTGCCCGTGATGCGGTGCCACCTGGTGCTGCTGCATGGTTTACCCCTTTGCTGACTGGTTTAACCTGCGCCCTGACGTGATTTACGTGACGGGCGAATTTCTGCTCCCACTGAATCTGCGTAAACACTTTCCCCTCCGCTGCCCAGTAGTCCCGGAAGGCGGCAAGTTCAGCAGGTGTAAATTCTGTCTCCGGCAAAGCCATCCCCCACAACGCAGCCCGTCGTCGAAAATCCCGTGACGGATACCAGCTATCGCTCATCGGGAATTTTCCGATGGGTTCGCTCAGGCCATACAGGAATACAGGGGGGGCTGCCTGTAACGACAAAACTTCCTGCTCACTGGTCGGAGCACTCTCGCGTGCGTTATGTGTGGGGTTTAGATCTTTGGGTTCCTTTGGGTTCCGTGATCCGTTTTTGGGTGTCTTTGATGGAAAATTTGGGTGTCTTTGGTTATTTTCCATGCAGCTAAGAGTTCTGTTTTTGGGTCTGTTTTGTGCTGAAACATAACCATTTTCGGTACTGTTTTTATTAACAGCACCAATTTTACCCACCTTTAAAGACTCCCGTTTTTGGGTGTATTCAGGCTCGGCAACACTTTCTTCTACACCGATAAGTCGGTACACCACAATTTGCTTTGTTCTGCCTTTTCTCTCACCGGTATCAACAATTAACCCAATCTCCATCAGGTGTCGTAAGCTGTCCTGCACAGTCTTTTTGTTCAGTTCCGTTACTTCTGCCAGTGCAGATACAGACGGGTATGCACACAAATCGGCACCGCACATATCAGCAAGCCAGGTCAATACTGACTTACTGGATGAACTGCCGGTTTTCACCTTTTTAGCCCATCGTAGTGCATCGATACTCATACGCCCCCCTGGCAGACATTTGTTTATCTGCAAAGTAATATTGGTATTGCTGACGATACGCGTGCTTGAAAGCAATAGCTTTTTCTATAAGCTCGTCAGTCTCACGTTCCACAACAACTGGATCCGCAAAAAGCAGCCCGGACTCCACCACATCGCCATATTCTTTGTTTAACCCGGCGATCATGTACGTAATGCTTTTTCCGTCAGTAATTTCACAATACAATCTGAAATCGCTGATCCGGATAGCCTCCATAATTGCCGGAATCAGCGCCGTGAATTTGTCACGCTTATCTCTGGTGTCGATAGCTTTCCAGCGTTCGAATATCTTCACCCGGTTAACGCCCAGCGCCCGTTGATCAACCTCGCCATCATTAAACGTGACGCGTTGAACATCGATGTTCGGGCGTTCTTTCAGAGCCCAGAATGCTTCCGTGATTAATATCGTCGCCTGCTCCTGTGTCATTCCTGGTCGGCATACCCAGGTATCCAGAGCCTCACAAACCTGTTCAGTGGTGATTTTCATTGTTCAACCGCCCCGCCCGCTTTGCCTTACGATATTCGTCATAAACTTTGGGGTCGTACTGAAGTTCCCCGCCGGATGCCTCTTGCAGGCGCATCGCGCGACCTTCAGGAACCAGTTCCCCCCATGCAGCAACGCTTGCCAGCCTAACTCCTGCGACATTGGCAAGCTTTGTTTTGCTGCCAAAAAACGCTATAGCATCAATTTTCAACATATCGAAACCCTTAGATTTTCCTAAGGAAACTAGATCGTAGAGAAACCTAAGTCAAGAAAAATTAGAATTACCTAATATGAAAAACGAAACCTTCGGTGCTCGCCTCTTATACAGGCGAAAAAAATTAAAACTGTCTCAGGCCGCATTAGGTAAGCTGGTCAAAGTGGCTCACGTAACAATTTCTCAATGGGAAAGAGATGAAACACAGCCAGCGGGGAAGAGATTATTCGCACTGAGCCAGGCGCTTCAGTGCTCGCCGACTTGGCTTCTTTTTGGAGATGAAGATAAGCAACCAGGCGAACCGATCCCAGATAATCAGCCAGTCAATCTGACAGAAGATCAAAAAGAGTTGCTTCAACTGTTCGACGCACTGCCTGAGTCAGAGCAAAAGGCTCTGTTGTCAGAGATGCGTGCTCGAGTTGAGAATTTCAACAAACTTTTTGAAGAACTACTCAAAGCTCGCAAAAGAAGCGCAAATAAATAACCCCCCTTTTTTTCGCAACTCTCTGTAATAAAAAGCACAAACTTTCAAATACTTGTGTTTTTTACATCAAGAAGCTTAGGTTTTTCTACACAAAAAGCTTGACCATAACTCTTAGGCTATTCTAAATTCTACTCATCAAGACACCGCACGGTGTTCTCAGCAAACAGTTCCGCTACCCGGCGTTAAGGGGAAGCAGAGGATTTCTCAGTGGGCGAGTCAAACATCAGAATGGAAGGCGTCCAGGGATCAGCAAAGAAACAGCGATGGCGCTTTATATTGATATCAGCGCCATTGCCGGACAGGTAAGAGTTATCAGAGCGGTAACTAAGCGGTATGCGCCTTTACTTCAGAAAGTCTCTGGTGAGTGCACCGAAGATATTGTCAACGATTTCGTCATCGAACTGCGAGGACTCATCTTCAGTTACAAGGTGACCACAATTTTTGCAGATGGCTCCCGCGAAACTGTCAGAGCCCTGCGGCTTAAAGGATGTGTCAAAGACTTAGCCACCACATTCTGGGCAAGAAAACTTGATTGTATTCATAACCAATTTCCTCTCGAGTAACAGACCCCTCAGAGGATACCACCTCGCCTGACGTGGTTAAAAAGCAGGCAACGCTAACCACAAGGAGCCGACATGCAGAAACGAGACCCCGTCATCATCGCGCCAGACTATACCGATGATGAACTTTATGAGTGGATGCACCAGAAAATTAAGGCGGTGCAGGACCTGAAATGGGCCAATGAAGCCAGGGCTAAGCAGGCTGAAAATCTGTCCGCTCTGGAGCAGGATATCACCAATCTGGAAAAAGCAGCGGCATTAAGCATTGCCAGAATGATTACATACCCACGTTAATAGCTAACCAACGAGGCTAATAATGGAATTTAAAGATTTACCAACGCCATTACAGGAAATGGCATCGAATATAGTTCGTTCACAACTGGCTACTCTTGACCTTAGTACCGCAGAAAAAGAAACCATCGATAATATGGTTCGTAATGTGCGCAATGCTTTTTCTGGGCTATATGGTTCTGATAATCAAAAGCAGGAAAGCGATGTTAATAAACGGGTAATTTCTGTTTGCGTGAATGGCCATGTTCTTTCATCAATCAAAACAGAAACGGCGACAGTCTTCGATTGCCTTTGCATTGTACAGAGCCTTGTTGATGCCCTGTTTCGTTCAGTGAATTTAGAAAATGATGCAAATCTGCGAGGGCGCATAATAGCACATCCATATGCACATACTTTAGGCTCTGTGGATATCAAAGATCCCACAAATCTTTAATGAAATAGTTAACGCGAATTGTACTTGCTCTTTCGGTTGCTTTCAGAATACGCGTTGAAACTGCTGGCGGTAATTTGGTATTCCATTTATTAAAATCATGCCCGGGAAAGTACTCTTCGAAAATACTTTTAACTGCAGACTCGCCTATTGAAATGCTGCTTACCATGCGATTTTGATAAAGGCATTTAGCAATAAGAGTTGATTTTAACATTCACCCTCCTGAGGGTTGGTAATTAAGGAGTTCTCCACGGGTGAAGTGGAGTGCGTGCGCCGGACACGGGTGAACATCCGGCACTGACAGTTTACTGAAAGGATATTTCTCTGAAAAGTCAGAGCATAACGCGAAAGCGCACGGCGAGGTTGCTGGTTCATAGATAGCCTGTCGTTAAATTTTCGTCGACCGTGCGCTTCCGGTTGTGGCACTCCGCGAAATGGCGCAGCGGTAAGTATGGCGGGGTTATTCCTTCCCCGTTGAGGACACCGGGTTGTCAGGTTGACCATACGCTTAAGTGACAACCCCGCTGCAACGCCCTCTGTTATCAATTTTCTGGTGACGTTTGGCGGCATCTGTTTGCCCATGAACTGATGTCCGCCCTTTTTAAAGTGAATTTTGTGATGCAGTGAATGCGGCTAAGCGCACGCGGAACAGTTAAAGCTAAAAACAGTGTTATGGGTGGATTCTCTGTATCCGGCGTTAATTGTTAACTGGTTAACGTCACCTGGAGGCACCAGGCACCGCATCACAAAATTCATTGTTGAGGACGCGATAATGGAAACGTTATTACCAAACGTTAATACGTCTGAAGGTTGTTTTGAAATTGGTGTCACTATCAGTAACCCTGTATTTACTGAAGATGCCATTAACAAGAGAAAACACGAACGGGAGTTATTAAATAAAATATGCATTCTTTCAATGCTGGCCCGTTTACGTCCGATACAAAAAGGATGCTGGCAATGAATACAGCATTTGCACTTGTTCTGACAGTTTTTCTTGTTTCCGGAGAGCCAGTTGATATTGCAGTCAGTGTTCACAGGACAATGCAGGAGTGTGTGACTGCAGCAACCGAACAGAAAATTCCCGGTAACTGTTACCCTGTCGATAAAGTTATTCACCAGGATAATAACGAAATCCCGGCAGGTCTTTAAAACAGTTCCGTAATAAACATCCGATTTCATTCTTATATGCCAGCAATGGCAGGGATTTGTTCACCCTTAAATCTGTAATGAGGTAAAACAAAATGAGTAAAGTCTTTATTTGCGCCGCCATTCCGGACGAACAGGCAATAAAGGAAGAAGGTGCAGTCGCTGTAGCCACTGCCATTGAAGCCGGTGATGAACGTCGCGCCCGCGCAAAATTTCACTGGCAATTCCTGGAGCATTATCCGGCTGCTCAGGACTGCGCTTATAAATTTCTTGTTTGCGAGGATAAACCCGGTATACCCCGCCCTGCCCTCGATTCCTGGGATGCTGAATATATGCAGGAAAACCGCTGGGATGAGGGGGCTGCTTCCTTTGTCCCGGTTGAGACTGAATCCGATCCGATGAACGTCGCTTTTGACAAGCTGGCCCCTGAAGTACAGAACGCTGTCATGGTTAAGTTCGACACATGTGAAAACATCACCGTTGATATGGTGATTAGCGCGCAGGAATTGTTGCAGGAAGACATGGCAACATTCGACGGACATATCGTTGAAGCGTTGATGAAAATGCCAGAAGTTAACGCCATGTATCCGGAGCTTAAGCTGCATGCCATCGGGTGGGTTAAGCATAAATGTAAGCCTGGTGCCAAATGGCCCGAAATTCAGGCAGAAATGCGCATCTGGAAAAAACGTCGCGAAGGTGAACGCAAGGAAACCGGAAAATACACGTCTGTTGTTGATCTCGCCCGCGCCAGAGTCCACCGACAGCACACTGAAAACTCAGCAGAAAAAATCCCCCCTGTCACTGCAGTCATTCGTCGCGAATATAAGCAGACATGGAAAACACTGGATGACGAACTGGCCTACGCTCTCTGGCCTGGTGATGTGGATGCCGGAAACATTGACGGCAGCATCCATCGCTGGGCAAAAAATGAAGTTATCGACAACGACCGCGAAGACTGGAAGCGTATCTCGGCATCAATGCGCAAACAGCCTGATGCCCTTCGCTACGACCGCCAGACTATTTTTGGCCTTGTCCGTGAACGTCCGATCGACATTCACAAAGACCCTGTGGCACTGAACAAATACATTACTGAATACCTGACTACAAAGGGCGTGTTTGAAGATGAAGGAACAAATCAGAGCGCAACTGACACTCTCTCGTCGCCAGTACCAGAAACTGATGCAGTGGAAACGGCAATTCCGGACAACGAAAAAACCGAATGCAAAGTGGAAGTCGAACCATCTGTAGAGCGTGAGGGGCCGTTCTACTTCCTCTTCACCGACAAGGATGGCGAAAAATACGGTCGCGCAAACAAACTTTCTGGTCTGGATAAGGCGCTGGCTGCCGGGGCTACTGAAATCACAAAAGAAGAATATTTTGCCCGAAAAAATGGCACATACACAGGCTTACCGCAAAATGCAAATACCGCACAAAATTCTGAACAACCAGAACCGGTAAAAGTTACCGCTGACGAAGTAAAGAAAATTATGCAGGCAGCCAATATCAGCCAGCCTGACGCCAATCAGTTGCTCGCCGCATCACGTGGTGAATTTGTTGCAGGGATTAGCGACCCGAATGATCCGAAATGGGTGAAGGGGATTGAAACCCGCGATTCTGTGAACCAGAACCAGCAAGAAACGGAACAGAACGACCAGAAAGCGGAACAAAACAGCCCAAATACGCAACAAAACGAGCCAGAAACGAAACAACCTGAGCCAGTAGCGCAACAGGAACCGGAAAAAGTCTGCACCGCCTGCGGTCAGACCGGCGGCGGCAACTGCCCTGATTGTGGCGCGGTGATGGGCGACGCAACATACCAGGAAACATTCGATGAAGAGTATCAGGTTGAAGTTCAGGAAGATGATCCGGAGGAAATGGAAGGCGCTGAACATCCACACAAGGAGAACACTGACGGCAATCAGCATCACGATAGCGATAATGAAACTGGCGAGACGGCAGATCACTCAATTAAGGTGAACGGTCATCAAGAAATCACATCCACCAGCAGGACGTGTGACCATCTAATGATCGACCTTGAAACCATGGGAAAAAATCCTGATGCCCCGATCATCTCAATAGGTGCAATATTTTTCGATCCGCAAACCGGAGATATGGGACCGGAATTTAGTAAGACTATCGATCTGGAAACTGCTGGCGGGGTCATTGATCGGGACACCATTAAATGGTGGCTTAAGCAATCACGCGAAGCGCAATCTGCCATTATGACCGATGAAATCCCGTTAGATGATGCACTATTACAATTGCGGGAATTTATCGACGAAAACTCCGGTGAATTTTTTGTTCAGGTCTGGGGAAATGGAGCCAACTTCGACAACACGATTTTGCGCCGTTCATACGAACGGCAGGGGATCCCCTGCCCGTGGCGTTACTACAACGATCGCGATGTACGCACAATCGTTGAGCTGGGGAAAGCCATAGACTTCGATGCCAGAACGGCTATTCCATTCGAAGGTGAGCGCCATAATGCACTTGATGACGCCCGTTACCAGGCAAAATACGTTTCAGTTATCTGGCAAAAACTGATCCCGAATCAGGCTGATTTTTAATGTTCAACCCCGGTCGTTGCCCACCAGCTATAGTGGCGGCGACCATGATTAGCGAACGACGCTCATGGCAAGACTTATTCTGCTCACTGAGTGGGCAAAAGAGGAATTCAGTGAACCGGTCCCAACTCCGAGTACGTTAAGTAAATACGCTAAAGCCGGAATGATATTTCCTCTCCCCAAAAAAGTTGGAAGACGCTGGCGAGTGGATCCGCAAGCTCGCTTTGTCGGAATGGTAAACAAGCCGGAGGTGATCGCCACAGATCACCCTGCTTTGAAGAGGATACTGGAAGATGGCGCGCCCGCGAAAATATAAAACCGATGTTCCGGGATTATCTCCGTATTTTGACAAAAGAAATAACAAAGTTTACTGGCGTTACAGGCATCCCATAACAGGCAAAAATCACGGTCTCGGCAGTATTGACCAGAAACTGGCAGAAACTATTGCAGCAGAAGCGAACAGCCGTCTTGCCCGGCAGCAAATGGAACAAATGCTCAGTCTGCAGGAGAAAATTATTAGTGATACCGGCGGTTCATCAACCGTTACCATTTTTCTGAATAATTACAGAAAAATTCAACAGGAAAGATATGAAAACGGCGAGATCAAACTCAACACGCTGAAACAGAAAGCGGCCCCTCTCAGGGTATTTGATGAACGTTTTGGCACCAGACCGTTAGATGCCATAACCGTAAAAGATGTGGTATCAGTACTGGAAGAGTACAAGGCCAGAGGACATAACAGAATGGGACAAATTTTCAGGAAAGTACTGATCGATGTTTTCCGGGAAGCTCAGCAAACGGGCGATGTCCCGCCAGGCTTTAACCCTGCAGAATCGGCAAAAAAACCGCAGGTGCGGATATCAAGACAGCGACTGACTTTTGATGAGTGGATGATGATTTATAACGCAGCGGAAAAGGATGGTTACTTTTTACAGCGCGGTATGCTGCTGGCACTGATGACAGGCCAGCGCCTTTCAGATATTTGCAAAATGCAATTTTCGGATATCCGGGATGGTTATCTTCATGTCGAACAGCAAAAAACAGGAACCCGGATTGCCATCCCTCTGGCTCTGCGTTGCGATAAATTAAATCTCACCCTGGATGATGTGGTGTCATCCTGCCGCGATTGCGTTCTTAGTCCGTGGCTATTGCACCACCATCACGCGAAAGGGACAGCTAAGCGCGGCGGGATGGTTAAGCCAGCAACATTAACCGTTGCATTTAAAAAAGCCCGGGATTCTGTGGATTACAACTGGCGTGCTAATGGCACCCCTCCCTCTTTCCATGAGCAGAGATCTTTATCAGAGCGATTGTTCAGAGAGCAGGGGGTTGATACCAAAATTTTGCTAGGCCATTCGAATCAAAAAATGACCGATATTTACAACGACGCACGCGGTAAGGAATGGAAAAAACTGGTCATTTGA